CAGCTGGAACTAACGTTAATTTCTCTGTAAGTGCTACAGATTCTTCTGTGTTAGAATATAAATGGTACAGAAACAATTCACTTACAACTGCAAATACTAGTGCTTATTATATAACAAATGCATCTAGTCAACATGTCGGTAACTATTTTGTTGTGGTATCTAATTTAGTTGGATCTGTAACCAGCAATACAGTTTCATTATCATTATCTTAGAAGTCTCCACCATCGAGACCATCTTTGTCTGTACGGATAAATCGTTCTTTTATAATAGCTTCTTCTAATTCTTTGATACGTTCTTCCGCAATTTTTATAATTTCTTCTTCGTTTGTAGCTATATCTAATATGTGTTTAGCTTTATTCGGAGTAACTTGATCTGTATTTTGTAGATCATATGTTCCGTAAACAGAAGTATCATTGAAATTCATATCAATTACGTAATGTTTACTTTCTTCATCAGCAGATGTACCATAAGACAGATCAGCAGAAGAGACTTCTCCAGCAATTGTACTGGTTAATTTACCATAGAAAGTATCGTCGTTGATTTGAGTGTTGGCGGACTCCTGTGGTAGACCGGGTTCGAAACTGTATTCCAAACGTTTAGCCTTAATTTCCCAACCATAATGTCCTCCCAAAGGATTCATACTTTCTCCCACACTTTGATCTCTTCTCTGGGTAATCTGAAACATATTACCTCCACGACCATTTACACGATCATTTCCGTATTCTGTCATCTTGAACACATCACCGGATTTTGGTTCTATATCTTGATTTAATCTTGTGAAAATATCATCACCAGACATAGCACTGACGAAATTGTTATACGTGATATATGCAGTAACATCGTCACCCGCATCAAACCCACCAAACTTACTGATAGATAAACTTGTTTCATTTAAAGTTATTAACATCTTTAGGTTTTTAGGACCATGATATACACTGGTTGGTTGTTCTCCATATATTAGATCTGCTCCAGATAATTCCATGGAATTAATCCAATATTCAACTTTTTGACCCATGGAATGTACCATTTCATCAGCAGCAGAAGATATTAAATTACGATCAGCTTCTAAACGAGCTTTATCATATAACTCGTAACATAATCCAGTATTTCCCGCACCAGTATAATAACAATTGGACATAATTAAATCCTTTTTCTAATGTATGTTCCATTTATTTGTTGTAAAGTAAATGGACGTTTGCCTAATCTTTTTGGTGTGAATAAATCATTTCTATCTATTCCATGTTTAACTATTAATTCTTCAGCTTCATCTGGAGATATCACTCCTTCGGTTTCTCTTAAATTTTGATCAAAATTTGGATCTTCTGGCTTATATCTATTAGCCATAATATTAGTTCCTTCTGGTTTACCATTTTTAAGTCCACCAAATCTATTTGTTAAACGACGAGCCTTTCTATGATGCGGTTCTATTGTTTTATTTGATAAATCTGTATATTCTAAAAAGAACTCTTTAAAAGATATCATAGTAGTATTTAGCAAAAAAGAAGGGCACTCAGTTAAGAGTGCCCTTTTATTTTTAAACTTTATTCTATTTTACTTAGCTTGGAACATTGATTCCCCTTCGCCACTTGCCTTGGTCATCTTGCTCTTAACTACTTGTGAGCCAGTTGCATGATCAGGCTTTTGATTGAAAGGCATATAATGAGCAGTTCCTTGAGTTTGAGCAGTCTTCTCTGGCTTACCAGCACCAGATACTTTACCTGCTACTGCACCTTGAACTTGATTGCTCTTCTTCTGAAGAGATTCACCCTTGTTTGTGAAAGGAACATAACCAGATTGTGGTGATTCCTTAATTGTTCCTTCTTCCTTTTCTTCATTTTCTTCAGCATCTTCTTCTTCAGCTGCTTCATCTCCCATACCATATTCGCCATCTTCTTCACCTTCTCCACCTTCTCCAGCCATTTCTTCGTCGGCTACTTCATCGCCACCTAGAACTGAAGCTAGAAGATCATGTAATTTTTGAGCGGTTTCACGATCCATGCTGATGGTTACATCTTCTGAACCTGCTTCGTCACCACCAAAACCACCTTCTTCTCCACCACCCATACCGCCCTCTTCATCGCCACCGATTCCGAGTGCTTGTGCGTCGTTTTCCATTACTTCTTCAAATAGTTTTTCAAATAGAGATTTATTGCTCATATTTCTATTTATATCAAACAATATATTTTTTTTGAACTTTTTTCATTTTTTTAATTTTTTTTTCGATAAGTAAGGTTATGCCTATTACACCAAAAGGAAAAAAAGAGATATACATGAACAATCCCTCTCTGCCAACAGCAGATGCCAAGTTCGAATATACACCCGAAATGGTAAGGGAATTAAAGAAATGTAAACAGAATCTTTTACATTTTGCGGAAAACTATTTTTATATTATTAACCTAGACGAAGGTAAACAAAAAATTAAACTACATCATTATCAAAAAAGCGCATTAAGGATGATTAGAGATAATCGTTTCAGTTTATTCTTATTTAGTCGTCAGACCGGTAAATGCCTTGACGCCAACACTTTATGTAAGTTTCGTAGTAAGAAAACTGGTGAAATACAGGAGTTTACGATAAAACAGCTTTTTGATATTTTCTCTATTGAATAAAAAAGGTAGGGAGGTAAATATATTTGATATATGAAAACTAATATCAAATATTGTAAAATTACCGGAAAAGAATTAGATCCAGAAACACAAAAAAAGTCTGGGAATGGATTGTTTATTTCTACTGCTGTTAGAACATTATATAAACAATATAATAAAGATATAGAAAAAACCAAAGAGGCATTAAAGAATTATTATTGGATAGAAGAATCCCGTGCATATTATCCAGATTGGAATTCTTGTGCTAGGGGATTAACATGTGCAAATATTGCAAAAGATAAACAAAAAGAAATTTATGATAGAGATTTTTTATCCAAAACTAAATGTCAATTAGAAACGTGCGATAAAAATGTTCCGTATGAAATGAGAGAAAAATCTGCATGTTGTCTAACTCATTACAATCAAGCATATGCAATTAAAACTAATAAATTTGATATATCTGATTATAATTGCGAATGTTTGGAGTGTGGAATGAAATTTGCCAATAATATTGCATTGGGAGTACATATTTCACAAAATCATTTTTCATCAGAACAGTATTATATTAAATTCCATAAAACTCCAGAAGATGGTTTTTGTAAATGGTGTAAAACCCCAACAGGTTTTAATTCAATTCAAGAAGGATATAATAAATTTTGTTACAATACTAATTGTAATGTAAACTATTATAACAAATATGAAAATAGGCATGAATGTGGTGAAAGTATTAGTAAAGGTCAAATAGAATCACAAAACATGCCAAACCAAATAGGTTATTGGACTAAAAAAGGTTATTCTGAAGAACAAGCAAAAGCATTAGTAACTCAAAGACAAACTACTAATTCAATAGAATCTATATTAAAACGAGAAAAATGTGATTTAAACACAGCTACAGAAAAAAGAAAAGAAATTACCAGAAAATGGTTAGAATCATTTCCGAAACAAAATTATTCAAATGTTTCACAAGAATTATTTTGGCAAATACACGAGAATATTAAAGCCAATTATAAAGAAATACATTTTGCGACAATTTTAAATGGTAATAAAGTTTCAGATGGAACTAATAATGAATTTAGAATAAAAACAGACAAAACTATTAGATCATTGGACTTTTACGTAAAAGATGTAAATAAGGTAATCGAATTTAATGGGTATTATTGGCACGGTAAAAAGAATAAACATTATGACGAAACTAAAGATAAACAAAGATTTGATGAGTTGAAAAACGTAGGGTTAACTGTTTTAATTGTAAACGAATTAGATTACTACAAAGACAAATCAAAAATAGTAGAAGAATGTATAAATTTCATTAAAAATGGAAACTGAAAAATTCATAGAATCGCATAAAGTTGAAGATTTCGAAATATGGACTGATGAAGGATGGGTAGATGTTCAAGAAGTCCATAAAACGGTAAAATTTGATGTATGGGTAGTAGAAACTGAAAATTTTGAATTAGAATGTGCCGATGAGCATATTGTAATTGGAGAAAATAAAAGAGAAATTTATGTCAAGGATTTGAAAATAGGTGACAAGATAATTACAGAGAATGGATTGGAAGATGTAATTAGAGTAGAAAGATTAGATGTAGAACCAGAACACATGTATGATCTTAGTGTAGATTCTGAAAATCATACATTTTTTTCAAATGGTATTTTGTCACACAATTCAACTATTGCAACAATTTACATGCTTTGGACTGCAATATTTAATAATGATCAAAAAATATTGTTAGTTGCAAACAAAGAAAGTACGGCGAAGGAAATCTTTCGTCGTATTCGAACGGCATATGAGGGATTACCTAATTGGTTAAAATCACCTGTTGAATATTATGGATTAGAATCATTGGAATTACAAAATGGTTCTCGTATTGGTATAACCACAACAACTGGTACAGCGGGTCGTGGATCTTCTGCAAACCTCTTATTTGTAGACGAATGCGCCTTTATTGAAAAAAATTTACTCGAAGAATTTTGGTCTTCTGTATACCCTATTATTTCATCTTCTAAAAAATCTAAAGTTATTATGGCATCCACGCCAAAAGATACTACGGGGTTGTTTTATGAATTATATAAAGGATCTTTAACTAAAAGTAATAACTGGGTTCATATGAAGGTTACTTGGGATCAAATACCCGGTAAGGACGAGAAATGGAAAAGAGAAACCATTGCGTCTCTGGGAGATGAAGCAATTTTTAACCGTGAATTTAATTGCGCTTTCGATGAAGTCGGAGAATCTGCAATTGATGGTGATTTCTTCGAGAAAATGAAAAAGCATACTTTCGATCCATTATATGTATATGATGAAGGACATTATTTGATGTGGGAAAATCCTAACGAAGAAAGAATTTACGCTGCTGGAGTTGATGTAGCTGAAGGTATTGGTAAAGATGCTACTGTTATACAGATATTAGATATAACAAATCCACAAAGAATTAAGCAAGTTGCAATTTATCATAACAACAAGTTAGCTCCAGTTGAATTTACACCCAAGTTAAGAGAAATCTTACAACATTGGGGAGATCCGTTGGCATTAATTGAAAGAAACAACTGCGGTGGTATTGTAGTGGATAATCTAAAGAAAGATTTCAATTATGAAAATATCATAAATTGGGGTATTGATCGAGTAGTGAATAAAAAATCTAATAAGTTAGGTATAGTTTCACATACAAACACCAAATATCATGCAATATTAAATCAAAGATATTGGTTGAACACATGCAAATATGTTCAGATTAATGATATTAATACTGTTTTAGAATTAAACGAATTCGTTAGACAGAAAAATGGAACATGGGGGGCACGAAACGGAGAACACGATGACAGAGTAATGGCATTATGTTGGGCATTAATGATATTACATGATGATATAGTAAATGTATATTTTGAAGTAGTAGATAGAGATGAGAATAGTAAACCAGCTATTATTAAACCTATGGATTATGGGATAAAATACTTTGTAAATCCATCTTCTATGTATACCAACGAAAAAACAGGAATGGGTGGAGATGCATTACCTATGATAATGGGTGGATTTAATCAGAATAATCCAGATCTTGATGATTTATCTAATCAAGGATGGGTTCCTTTCATGTAACTCTAAATATAATTTATGAGTACTAATCATTACGATCAGTCATTATTAAACAAATCTAAAAAAGATAAGTTTATTT